GCTAATAATCCAGTTGATTTGGGATCAGGTGGTGCAGGAACTCATCAAATCAAGACACAGGGTGTTGCGATATCATATATTCTTGAGAATGATCTTGAGAGTCAGTTCTTAGCATTCGCACCTAACAGTGCATACACATTTGGTGTAGGTGATATCATTGTTGGTAGTTCTACAACTGCTCGTGGTACAGTAAGTGGATATAATGATGGTCAAATATACAACTTCGTTATCAGCACAGCTGGTGATAGTTACTCTGGTGATTTTGCTTTAACAATATCTGCACCAGCTGCGGGTGGAACACAGGCAGCTGCTACAGCAAATGTTACTAATGGATCAGTAACTAAAATTACTATTACAAATCCTGGTTCTAAGTATTATACACAACCAACTGTTCAAGCACAGGTTTCATCTGGAACTACTGCGGTAATTGCTGCACAAATTGAAGCACGTGTAAGTATTAACATTGCAAATAATATTAAGTTTGACGCGGGTGACTTTATACTAGATCAAGGTTTAGTTAATGAAGCAACAGGTACATACGCCCAGAGTGGCACTACGATTACTGTCACAGAAAGCAGTAGTCATGGTTTATCCAATGCTGATCTAGTATATCTTGACTTTACAAGTGGTGGTTCATCAGATGGTTTCTATACAATATCATTAATTAACTCTACTCAGTATTCTGTAACATCTCCAAATAGCGGAACTCAAAGTGGTAACTTCTCTAGAAAGAGGATCATTGACCTCACCAGAGTTATTAACACATCTGCACAAAATGCTGCAAACTGGACACAATTAACATCAACAAACATTGATGCTTCTAACATTGTTGCGGGTACAATTGACCCAGAAAGATTAGCAGGAAAAGGAACTGCAAACTCTTACACATTCTTACGTGGTGATTCATCATGGGAGTATGCACTACAGTCAATTAGACCTACTACACAAGATGCTCTTGTTGTTGGTGGTTCTCTATCTGATAGTAGTTACATTGACTCTATCACCATTACAAACGGTGGAACAGGATATACAAATGGAACTTATCAAAACATACCAATGGGCGGTGGTAACATCTCCATTAGTAGTGACAACGTTGCTCGTGGTACTTACATTGTATCTGGTGGAACAATTACATCTGCTACTGTAACTGACTCAGGAACAGGATATACAGGCGACTTCTCCGTAACAATACCAAGCGAACTTGGTGGTGGTAATGGTGCTATACTTTCTGCTACAAAAGGAACAATCAACCGTGCCTTTGGTAACATTGAGATTGATATTAAAAAAGGTGACAACCTTACATCTAGTGCATCAGTCTATGGTAACTACGGTGTATTCAGATTTAGAAAAGATGTTGCAAACCAAGCAGTTGGTAACCAAGATCAAGGTGGATTTATTATTGACAACAATGGTAATGTTTCAATTGATCAAGGTGCTAACTCAGAACTTAACGCTGACTTACTAGATGGTAACGAAGGTGCATACTATCAGAATGCGGATAACCTAATCTTCGGAACAATAGATCCTGCAAGATTAGCAAACATAACATATAGTATATCAATATCTGGTACTGCCAACACTGCAAACTTAGTATTTAACGAGACTGCATCACTAACCTCAAACCCATCTCCAGCTCAGGCAGGAAACGGTATTGGTGCTGCACTTAGAAACAATAATGCTGATGGTCTTACTGATGGTGGATCCACACATGGTGTGATGACCTACAGACGAGAAGCAACAGGAAGTGCTGCTACTCAATTAGGATTTACTGGTAACAATAACTTATACATCAGAGGTAATGGAACTGGTCTTGCAGTTTATTCAAACTGGTTTAAGATCTGGTCAGAGAATAATCAGGGTGCTGCCAGTGGTATGGATTCTGACAAGTTGGATGCAAAACAGGGTCTATGGTATCAGACAGGTTACAACATAGGTGACACACGTGGTGGAATTACTTCACCTATTGGTGACATGTTCTTACCAGAAGTTCTTGGTCAGGACAAGGTTATCTTTGAGAACTTATATGTTAATGACACAGGTAATAAATTTACATTATACATTCCAGACTTCCACTGTAATAGTGGTGTTGGTGGTAACATTAACAATGGTGGAACATACACTATCTACTCTGACATAGGTGCAACAAACAACATTGGTTCTATCGTGGTTGATAGTTCTGGTGGTGTTCAAGAAAAGACACATACAACTGGTGAGATATATTCACTTGTAACTGGAACGATAGCATTTGTTGGTAATAATACAAACGCAAACGTTTATGTCTTCGGTCCTAATCCTGGCACAAAATGGACTGTATCATCATCTAATAAAATTTCTGGTGGATCAGTTAGTATCTTTGGATTGCGTGATGATGCAAACGGTGCTAAGTTGCAGATTGGTAAAGCAGCAGTATCTACTACACCAACAATAGACTTTAGATCATCTGGTCAAGCACCAAACTACGACGTTCAAATGATCGTCTCTGGTGGTAATGGTACTGATGGTAACGGTACAATTCGATTCAATGCGTCCGACTTTACCTTTAACGGTAATACAGTATGGCATGCAGGAAACGATGGTTCAACATCTCAGCTAGACGCTCATTACTTAGATGGTTATACACAGAACACTGCTGCAGTTGCTAACACAATCGCACGTAGGGATGCATCAGGACACTTAACAGTCAATGACTTAACTGCTGACCAAGGTATCTTTACCAACAACGGTGCAGGAACATTAAGTCTTGCAGATAGTAATGGTATTACTCTTGGTAAATCTGCTACACATACATTGGCAGTTCAAAGTAAAAATAGTTCAAGTCAAGGTTACATAAGGTTCGGTAACGACTCCAAATACTTTGGATATACTGGAACTTACCTATACTATGGAACCAGTTCTACTAACACTACTATAGTAATGAGAGGTGAGAATGTAGGTATTGGTAATCAGGCAAACAACCCATCTACACTCCTACACTTAAATAGTGACAGTGGATCTACTGCTGAACTTAGAATTACTGCTAGTGGTTCTAGTGGTCAAGGTGATCCTCAAATCAGATTTACTGGTCAAAATAATAGCACTGGCGAAGGTTTCTTAATGCGTTATGACAATAGCGTTGGAGACTTCTACTTTGATCAGGTATGGACTGGTCTTGGTGATTCTTCTGCTGCTGTTCGTTTCAGAGTTGAGACAGATGGAACTCCTAAAGAAGCATTCTATATTAGAGGTGATGGTGGAACACAATTCCAGAAGACAGTTAGAACTACTGGACAAATTTCATCTAGTATCGCAACTGGTACTGCACCAATCTCTGTTAATTCTACAACTGTATGTCCTAACCTTAACGCAGACTTACTTGATGGTTATAGTGCATTAAATCTTCCATACTTACAAGGTACAGTCAACCAGTGGATCTTAGATGCGGGTGGTCAGGAGAGATTCTACTTTGCTAATAACTCACACACATATATCAGAACTGGTAACGACTTCTTCTTTAGGAATAATGGAGACAGTGGTATAGGTTCTCTTAATGATAATGGTTGTTGGACATTCTACTCAGGTAGTGATCAAACACAATCAACATATGGTTTACAAGTTAATAACTTGAATGGTATAAACTGTAACGCATCTGAAGGATTATCTTCTGGTCAGAAATCTACAGTTATGAGAGCAAGTGGAGACAAGCAATGGATTGATACTTATGGAGTATTCAAGAGAAACAGAAATTCAGTTGCTGAAAACATCTCAGTTAATAATGGAGACAACTGTATGTCTGCTGGTCCTGTCTCTATAAATAATGGTGTCACCATTACAGTTAATAACGGTGGTTCATGGAGTATTGTATAAATTATGGCTTCTAGAATAAAAGTTGATGAGGTAACTAACTTAGCACAATCTGGTTCGGTAGCATTTCCGACTGGAGGTGCTAATTTTAGTGGTCAGGTAAATGTTACTGGTAATATAGACTTCACTGGACAACTATTGCAGAACGGATCTCCCTTCGTAACGTTGCCTACACAGGATGCAACAAACTTAGGTTCAGTTCTTAGGTCAGGTGGTACATCTGGAACTGCATACTGGGATACTGAGGGTGGAACAGGTACCATGGCTGGTGCTGACCAAGCAAGATATAAAGCAGGATTTAATATAACAAAAGGTTTTAGTTGTTGTGGATATAGAGGAGGAACATCTTATAAAAACGTTAATGTCTTAACTCATGCGACATTCTCACAATCAAACTTAGGAGATTTAACTAACTGGTCTGGTGCATATATTGATGGAAAACCAGGTTTAAACTTTACTGGTTTTGTATTTGCAACTGGTGATGGTTGGAACGTAACTACCAGTCAGGTGTCTAAGATTAATATGAATACTAACAGTAATGCGGGTGCTGCTACATCTATGGCAGGAACAAAACACAGAGCTACTGCAATGGCAAAAGACTTCAACTATGCTTATGTACATGGTGGAGGAAACTCTAGTCAGATGGTAAAATATAATCTTAATACAGAAGCAAATAACTTTACCACAACTCACCCTGATGGCACACAAAACAATCCTGCATCTAGTCAATCTGCTACAAATGGTTTGATTAAACAGGGTGGTGGTAGAATATTTAATTTCTCAACAGAGTCATTTGTATCATGGCCAGATAATCCTGGCACAGACGGAACTAACAAAACTTTATCAAGTAGAGATGGTTTTTCATATTGGAATACATCTGGTGGATATAGAACATCTAGTGACTTCCATTTAAGAAATTCTTACAACGGTGGTCGTATGGCAAACGTAAGTAAGAACGGACTAACTACTGGTGAGGAGAGTATGCACACAGGTAATGACTATGGATTTATTTGTGGTCAGTATGATGGTTCCCAGAACAACAATGGTTATCTCTTTACCTATGCAAGTCATAGTTTCACAAGAGATAGTAGAATGGACAGGTCAGGACCTCCTGGCACAGCGTCTGCTGCGGGTATAGAGTTCGGAACTCTAATGTATGGATACACAGGTTTTTAATTATGAGTACTACAATCGCTAAAAAATATTACATAGCAAGGCATGACCCTCGTATTACAGAATTGCCTACTTCAGTATTGACCTTTAATCAGTATGGTGTTACTGTATTTTCTATTGATGAAGACTGGGTAAGAGATCTCAATAAGTTATCAGGTTCGTATGAAGAAGTATCAGAGGATATAGGTAGATGGGGTGTCAAGCATTTTGGTGAGGTTCGTGCTGTTGTTAAAGTTACATCTGATGACCCATTATCGGAAGATGATGATTATGCATTAGAAGAACTAGATGATGGCAGAACAAAAGTTGAAATGCCACAAGAAAGATATGATGCTGCTATTGCTTTTATGAAAGTTGCAGCAAAATTAATTATCGAAGATGAGTACGATAGAAAGTTCTTGACATTAAAAGCAGAAGAGTCTAAACTGGAACAGTATCTTTGGGATACCCAGATAACCGAAGCTAATAATTTAGAAGGTGAAACACCCCTACTAAATAGTATTGCCACTGCCAAAGGTATTACAGTATCTGAAGTAGCAACTGCTGTTTTAGCAGGAAACAAAACTTTTAATGAGAAAGTTCAAACATTGTATGATGCGATGTTAGCACTTAAGCAAGAATTTAAAAGTTGTGCTACAATAAAAGAGTTAAACGTTTTATGGCAAAAGTATATGGGTGTTCCTATGCCTTATACTCAAATGGTGGAAGAGGGTCTAGTCAATGCAGACGGATCTCCACAAGATGTAAAACCTGGTTTGCAATTTTAATTATTTTAAATAATGTACAATATATCATCCGATGCGATTGAAGCTTTCGTAGAAAGCAACATGGACTACGGAATGACACATGAACAAATAAAGAATTTTGTTGTCAATTCCCACGTAACTGATAAAAGAAAACTACGTCAAGTATTAGTAGAAGTAGAAAGAAGAAATCACGATAGAAAAAAATGCGTCTTGGATCGTAAAAGAAAAGAGACAGAGATTGCACGTCTTAAAGATAAGGTAAATATAACTGATGATCCTTATGAGCGTAGACTCATGGAGTTGGATATTGAAGAATTTGAATTAGATAGAAATAAGTACAATGTTACTCTACATCAGTATGATAATGAGTTAGCAGCGTTTATGGATTGGATCAACAAAAACTGGGGAAGTATAGAGGAAGTTGAGAAGGCAGCAGAATATACTGAAGAAGACGAAAGAAAATATTGGATTGCTAGAATGGGTAAGCAAGCAGCAATGGATGTTTATACCACTGGTAAGATTGGAACTGGTAACTTAGACTCTATCGCTATGATGAGAGAAGATGATCAGTTTGCAACTCTCAATGTTGCAATGCAATATTCTGGTTTGCTCAGTGCGGGTATTGCAAAAATACAAAATGAATTGAAACCACACCTAGATAAATTAATGATGGATGGAACTTCTCCTCGTATCCCTACTATGGAAGGGATTGAGGATAGTCTTCACCTCAAATTATATGAACAAATAACTGGTCATGAACAAAAGAGTCTTCAGTCTCCCGATCAACCCGAAACTGAGTGAAGAGTTTGTAACTAATACATTCCTTCCATTTCTTAAAGAGTATCGAGAATATATACTAGATCTATATTTTACATGTAGAATCCCTCCGTTTGATCAAGACGCTATGGGGGATACTTTTTTGTCTCCAGAAGCATTAACAGAATCAGCAATATACATTTCTAATGAATCAAATATACCACTGTCAGCGACCTTTAATAATATATGGGTAAGACCTGATCAAAAAAATCTAGACTTGTGGATCAAAGAATTTGCTCCTATCTACAATGCAGGGGTTAGAGTAGTAACTCTACCACATACAACATGGGTATCTACAGGACAGATTAGATCAGTATTTCCAGAATTGTTTATTAAGAATACTATTCTTAGAGAGGTTGCAAAACCTAATGATATAGTAGCATTAGCAGAAGCAGGATTTAATTATATAAATCTAGACCGTGATCTTATGAGAGATCGTGATCAGTTGTTACGTATCAGAAAAGCAAAAGACTATTGTGCATATCTAGGAAAACCTGTTATGCTCTCAATGCTTGTCAATGAAACATGTTGGGGTGGATGTCCTATCATGCCAGAGCATTACCAGTACAATGCTACAAGAACAAAAGATGATCCTATATTTTTTGCTAGTCCCATTAGTAGAGTATCATGTTCTACTTGGGATGTAGAGAATCCTGAGTTTGATCTTAAACAAGCAAACTTACCTCCATGGAGAGAAGATTGGGTAGAAATGCAATCACATGGCATTGACACTTTTAAACTACATGGTAGAGAAAGTATGATGAGACTGCAAGAAAGCATGGATCTTATCAAGAGGTGGGCAGATCAAGATGAGTATATGTTTCCTGAGTATAAAAAATATACTGAAGCATTAAAGATAAAAGACTCTCCTATCAATAAATGGAGAGAAAAAATTAAGACATGTAAGTTTGACTGTTGGGACTGTAACTATTGTGAAGCAGTAGTGCAATCACATATGAAGAAACAAGATTTAATTGTGCATCCACAAGTAGAAACTTGTATAGAAGCATTTACTAACTCAGGTAAGTATTTGTCAAACCATAGGACATATGATCCTAATGATCCTAGTGCATATTACAATGTGCCTGGTTTAACATCTGCTAGAGTCAGACACTTTCTAAACAACCTCTGCTCTCAAGAAGGAGCAGTATATCTTGAGGTTGGTGTATATGCAGGAGCAACATTCTGTGCTGCTGTACAAAACAATGATATGGTTGCAGCATACGCAAGTGATAACTGGTCACAACCCAACTTACAACCAGCTAGAGAAGATATAACCTTATCACTAGAAGATGTAAATGTAAATACCTTTGTTCAAAACCTACAAGAAAATGTTACCACAGATTCATTAGACTTTGACATACAAGTGTTGAATGGAGACTCATCAAAGTTAGGTAAAAAAGATTTTAAACATGACGTCAATATAATATTCTACGATGGAGACAACTCAGAAAAGAAAATGAGAGAGTTCTTTCTCAATATGATAGACTTTACAGAAGACGTATTTACTTTGGTTATTGATGATGCAAACATAGAAGAGAACGTTGCTATCACTAAAAGGTTTATAGAAGCAATGGGATTAAAAGTCTTATATGAAAGAGAGTTATTAAATGATTCAGAAGATCCTGAGATGTGGTGGAACGGATTATATGTAGTTGTACTTTCAAAATCAAAGTTTTAATTACAAATATCTCGAAAAAATTTTTCGGGTAATTTTTCCCCTAAAGGTTTTTCGTCTAAATATAGTAGGACTTATTACAGATAATAATGGGAACGCTTAATGTAGGCACTGTTAACGCCAGTACTCTAGATGCTACAGCGGCTTTAAACTTTCCAACTTATACAACAAGTGGAAGACCTAGTAGTGGCATAGACACAGGTGCAACAATTTACAATAGCACTACAGAGAAGTTACAAACATGGAATGGATCTGAGTGGATGGATATTGGTGGTGGATCTGACCCTGATGGATCTTCTGCTGATAAAGCAGCAGCAAGTGCAGCTGCTATATTACTGGTTAATCCCGCAGCAACTGATGGAGTATATTGGATCTTGTTACCTAGTGTGGGTGCAAAGCAAGTATATTGTATGATGGATCCAAACCACTTAGGTGGTGGTGGATGGATGTTAGCGTGGAAATGCACTAGAGGTAGTACATTTCATTATGACACTAACTACTGGACATCTACAAACACATATAATGAAACATCTCAGTTGAATAGAAACGATGGTGATCACAAGAACCACGTATTCAACTATTATGTTGCAGGAACACTCGGTGCAGTATTTCCTGATATAAACAATGGTGGTCAATCATCTGTTGGTTATAATGGTTGGACTTGGAAACAAGGTGGTATAGGACAGACATGCTTACAAAGATTCCAAAACAATGAGAGAATATCTAGTAACCCACGTGGAGAAAGCATGTGGCAGGGATCTGGATTCTCTGGTCAAGGTGGATTCCAATGGTATGGATTTAACTATACTGGATCAAGTAACAATGCTATGCGTTGGGGATTTGGTTGGAACAACGAGGGTAATGAAAGTTCAAATGATGTTTGCAGTGGTATAGGTCATCGTAGAACAGACTCATCTGCAGGAGATCACATCTATTGCTGTCAATCAACAACTGGAGTTAACAGATCAATGCGTGCGGAGATTTGGGTACAATGAAACTATCTGCTACTGAATATCTACTCATCTTACAGATGCGTAATGATAGTTCTTTAACTCTGACAACAGCAGAGGAAGACTATATCAAGGGTCTTAGACTGGAAGGTAAAACTTCCGAAGTTGTCTTGCAAGCAAAAAGAGAGAAGTGGCATACTTATCTCAACTACATCTTAAAGGTAAAGAAAGATGCTGAAAGTGGTAGTGGCAACACACAGTTGATAAATGATGCAACTGCATGCTATAATAGTGCTAAGAATTTAAAATTAGGTGTGATTGATATCAACACTTACATAAGTGAGATAGATGCACTAGACTTATCTGAGTCTTCTACAGACCATCTTTGGTATATGACATCGCAAATTGCTACAGAATACCAAAAGGCAATTGCTAGTGAAGATACAACCTTAACTTTAAATGGAGAAAAGTTACCTGACCTAGAATAAATGTTTAAGAATGTAGAACTCCGAGATGATTTTATCGGAGTGTTTGATACAAATATACATTGTCACCAATTTATAGAACACCTTAAAGCGACAGAAGAAAATAATACAATCATACGTAGAAGAAGTGTAGATCGTGTCAAAGTTAATGATGACATGGTTACTATTGACTCAACTATGGTTAATTACAATAGACCTGTACCATTGTTACAGGATTATAATAATCTAACTAAACAATGTATGGATTTATATATTGAGAAGTTTAATGTAGTTTCTGGATATGATTTGCAGCAAGCATATATGAATATTCAAAGAACACAACCCAGTCAAGGATATCATGCATGGCACTGTGAAGATGATCATTACGGTGCACATAGAAAATTATTTGCCACTATGTTGTATCTTAATGATGTAGAGGAAGGAGGAGAAACGGAATTCTTATATCAAAAGGTTCGGTTTAAACCACAGAAAGGTAGATTCTTGATGTGGCCAGCACACTGGACACATATACATAGAGGTAACCCACCCTTATCAGGGGAAAAGTACATAGCAACTAGTTGGATTGAAAATCAAGAGATCTAGTGCTATAATAAATAATACACTTATCATTCTAAAACATGGATATTGAAGTAATGGTCAAGGAATTCACTGACCAACTGAAAGATCAGAAAGCAACAATTGTTGAACTGGAAAAACAACTTAGCACTCGTAAAGAACAAGTGTTGAGATTAGAAGGTGCAATCGAAGCACTTAATATGACACTTAAGAAACCAGAAGAAACAGATGGCACTGAAGAAGTCAAGTGAGCAAAGACAACAAG